AGTGCCAGCAGACAGCCCATTTGGAGCATAGTAAAAAGCTTCATATGCGTCAAACATTACACCAAACGGAGAGCAGTATTGCCATTGCAAATATGCACTTGGGACAACAGAGCCATCTTGAAGTGTCACGTTTTCAAAATGGGTAAAAACATGAGGAACCTGATAAGTAACGTTGTCTGCTACGTCAGTCCACGGCACAACTATTTTGTCCCCAATATTAAAATACCTAGCTGCTTCTCCATTTCTTACAATCTCTGAAATCTGAGCGTAGGATAAATCAAAATCTGCCGCTACGTGTTCCAATACACCAATTCGGTTTCGGTCATTTGTAAGTTCCAAGCTAATCTTTGCGCCGCTCCAAGGATTTGTTGCACTCGCTTGAGTATCATCAATGGCGGGAGATTTGCTATTGTATGTTGCTTGTCTCGTCGCTTCCTGAGTCTGCCGAGTTTGCTCGGCGGTGCTTCTTCCGGTTTCCGCACTCTGCCGAGCGGTTTCCGATTCGGCACGAGATGTCTCAGCACTCTGTCTGGCGTTCTCCGCTGATACACGAGATGCTTCTGCTGTACTTCTACCTGTCTCATTTGCGACACGAGTTTGCTCATTTGCTTGTCTCGTCGCTTCCTGAGTCTGCCGAGTTTGCTCGGCGGTGCTTCTTCCGGTTTCCGCACTCTGCCGAGCGGTTTCCGATTCGGCACGAGATGTCTCAGACTCCGTATTAGCATCAACTAACCCACTGGCAGTTGTTTGTGCCAATTCTGCGGCTTCGGTTGCCACTTCGATGGCTTGCTCAATAGTAGCGTACTCAATTACATAAGGCAGTGAGCTCACCGTTGTCACGCCGTCACCAATTTTTACGTTCCATCGATTGTTTCCGCAATCGACATAAATCACTTCTCCGTCCAGCAAAACCTTGTTTTGATTAGATTCCATTTCTGTAACGGTACAATGCAATTCTTGTTTCCGTAATACTCCTGTTGCCACGTTGACCTCCTTATAGTTCCGATAGAGTCGGGGTATTGATTATTAAAGCATCATTTAAGTGTGCTAACGGCGGAGCAACCCATAATACAGTTGTTCCATCCCAAAATTCTTGAAGTTCGTTGCTTGCTTCAACCGCACAATCCTTTGCAGTTAAAGTAATATCTCTTGCAAAATAAGTATCATTTTTTGCCTGCTGTGCCAGCACCTGTGCTTCTTGTGCTAATTGTTGTGCTTTCTGAGAAGCTTCTTTAAACATAAGGGCATTTCGAGCGTTGGTCGTAACAGTGTCAGTCATCTGAGAAATCACGGCTTTGTCTTGTGCAGTTTTAGTTGCGTTTGCCTTTGCGGCATCAGATGACTGCTTTGCCGCTAACTGAGATTCAACCGTCGCCGCGAGATTGGACTCCACCGATGTGGCATTTGCTTTTACCTCGTCTAAAATATCCGAGGCTTTTTCGCGGGACTGTAAAGCATTCTCTTCATGCTCCGCGGCGGTGTTCATGGATTCTAAGGCATCTGTCGCATAAGATTGTGCATACCCTGCTGAGCCTTGTGCTTCCAAAGTAGACTGAGCAGCCGCATTTTTATAGACAAGGGCATTGGCTTCGCTCTCAGCCGCACTAGCTTCTGACGCTGCTGCGTTCGTTGCACTACCACTTGCCATATCTGCATAATGCGCTGCGTTCAGCGTACTTGAAGCAACTTCTTCTGCATAATTTTCAGAGGCTTCCGCCGAGTTCTTCGCGGCGTCAGCATCGTTTTTTGCGGCAGTCATCATCTCGACTACCTGAGAATAGACGTCCTGTTCATCGGGGTCTACAATGGCAACACTGCCCGTAGCATAAACAACGAAGTAAATTGTGCTGGTAGTGACCATCGTCTCTGCATGATCCCCGCGTACCCAGACTTCGACTTGCCCCGCCTTTAGAACAGAAGACGGAATTCGGCAAGAGAGATTATCATCAAGAATTACTGCATAGGGGGCACTGTCTGTAGAGTGCTGAAAAAACACCGTGATTACTTTGTCGTTCCAATCCTCGGATACAGCAAACTCGGCATCAAGATAGCCCAGACTGCCCTCAACGTAAACGTCAGTGGCACGACAACGCAACCGCTGATTGTCGATTGTAAAATTTAAGATCAAAATTTATCCTCCTTCCGCCACTCTGACGGCGTTGATGCTCATTGATCCAAGCTGTCCAATGGGCATGGTATATCCTGTAACAAGATAGGTTTCTACGGCGTTGGAGACCTCGGGGCGCTCCAATGTAATCAGGCAGTTTTCCTGCATGTGATATATGGGCACAGAGTCAATCGTTGTGGTTGTAAGCAGCGAAGACTTCTGGCTCAGCAAATACTCAGCCATCGCTTGACACTGAGCTGCGGAATAGTACGAACTCTGTTCCTCGGAATAATTCTTCTCCCCGATACGGGAAACACTTGTCCCACTACGGGCATCTGAATTTGCCGCATAGCCTTTAACTTGCAGCCCATTCAAAGTAGCTCCAACAACAGTGACCGTGTTAAAAACATCGCTCAGCGGGAATTGATAAGAAATGCTCAGCAATTCCTTTTCTCGTGTGCTATAATTCCACAGGATAGGACGTTCCGAGTTCTTGATGTCCGTGTTGTTCGGCTCTACACACAATCTTCCGGATGCGTCATATCCAATAGATGCAACTAGCATTTTTGCAATTTCAGATACAATATTTGCAACTGTCCCCGTAGCTTCAATGCGGGACGTATACGGGCAGCTTAAGATTGGAACATTTCTGGTTTCAATCTCAGTGGTCGTGTATTCTGTGCCCTCGCTGTCAATGTTCGGGATTGCTTTTGTGTATTGGACTTCCGTCGTTTTCCCAATAAAGTAGCTGCTCAGACTCGGCGCGATATTGTCATATGGGATGCCGTTCCCGCGGTCTTTGAGAAGAATTTCTTTGAGAGCAACAAATAAGTCGTTTCCAATATTCAACTGATAGATGCCGTCTAAATTCCCGAACAAGCTCCCATCAAGATACCCCCACTTATCAACTAGGGATATGTGAGTGCTCCGCTCAGTCGGAGAGTAAATCTGGTCGGGATTGCTAACATAAAAAACACCCTGCGGGATGTAGTAGGGAGTTCCATCCGCAAGGTAAAGACCTTTATAAAGTTTTATCTGCTGTCCGAACCACACCTTGTTTGCATTTATATCGTAAGTGCTCTTCCAATTGTTAAGGGTGATGTCCGCGGTGCGGCGGATACCATCCTGATACTGCACGTTGAGAGTGCCGCTCTGAATTGCATCCTCAGTGATGTCAAACGCGACTGTTCCATCGGCATTGAGCCATTCAATTTTAGTCGCCGGAATGTGAGGCTTTCGAAGCTGTTCTAGATACTCTGCATATCGTCCGTAGTCTGTTATCACTCGCCATTCACCACGATTCTTATGTCATTTGCATTTCCGACTTCAGACCACTGTAAGGTCGCGTAATATGGCTCTGTCTGCATATTGGGGATTACGGAAAACACCATGCTGCCGGATAGCTCAACTTCCATAACGTGTCCTTTCATATCCTTCAGTATCTTTCGGCGGGCATCTGTAGTAAGCGTCTGTAAGGCATCTGCCTGACTGACCGTATCCGCATATCGTCCGGAGCAATCCACAAGCCCCGTTAAGCCTTTAAGCTGACCGCTTAGATAGTTGGAGCTTGACCTCTGAATGATAGGAAATCGAGTAAATGTTTCAAGGCGATTAAAGTTCGTGTTATTGGACAAGTCTCCGATTTCAAGATTGTACTGGAACATAAAAATTTGATTCGGGATGTAAACGCCTGCTTCATCTGTCTCATCAAGCGTGAATAACGTCCATGCACCCCAATTGGTTTTGATAGGCTTGCTCCTTTTATCCTCGGACATATCGCTGTCTGTTCGGGCGAAAGAATGATACATGTACTCGGCGTTATTCGCAGGCATATAGTCAAAGCAAAATGGCTCCGCGCCTTCAATCGTCATGACATAGTCCATTGTTTCTGTTCCGACTTTTTGACGATAAATAGCCCAGCTTGTCGGAGGTGTGCCATCGGCTTTCAAATTGCCTGTGCGGAGCGTGTTGTCAAATTTCGCTAGGAATTTGCTGTTAGCATCCCACGCGGGCTCATACGTCAGTTCTCCGACGTTCGAAGGGACTGCTCCCTGAGTGATTGTAATAAAATCACACTCAACATTGCTGCCAAGTGTTAATTTACCTATAGCCAATGTTTCACCACCTAACTAATTGTCATCCCCGTTGTCTTTATACAAATCGTATACCATTTATCTCCGTAATTCGGGCTGGGGATTGTTGATACAACCGTACCGTTGATTGTCAAAATAAAATCGCCGTAAAGAGTCGGAGATGGATATAGTGAGTTACTAGGATACAGCCCAGTAGAGGGCAGCAAGCCATCTCCAAGCCCCTCATGAGATAGAGTAAAACTCAATGAACCATCGTCGGAAACCCACGACAGCAACTCCCCATCGTGTAAAGAGTGCATCCGGAATATAAGGGTATCACCATCCCCGAAGCTCATTTCGGCATCGATGGTGCTTTGATATTCAATGGTTGTTTCGCTGCCTGTGGAAATGCTTGTATGCCCATCGGTGGGTGTATTGCTCAAATACGAAAAGTCATTAGATGAGGGGACGCCCGTAATGTATTCAATGTTGGCACATTCAACTTTTATTGCTCCGTCGTTCTGCTGGAAAACGCGGACAACTCCATTAGAATCCAAAGCTGCATAATTCACACTGAAATCTAATGCAGCAGATGTTTCCACGCCATCTTGCGTCATGCAGGTCAACTTGATGGTATAGGATTTTCCTGATATCAATCCATCGTAGTTGAATGCCAAGTTGCTGTTACTATATAGAGAATCAGTATCGTATACAACTTTATTCTCGAGAATTAGCTGCCAGCGGCTCCACCTGAGAGGGACATTTTGACCTTGACTGTACGTCCCAGTCCACGCCCCTGCCCGGGATGTTACGGCGGAAAGCCCACTTACAGTCACAACAGGAGTGTCCTTGGCATCAAAACAGCTTTCAAAACTTTCAATGCAATTGGATTCCGGATCTCCGGCATCATATCCATTCCAGATTTTTAGAGTCCATTTGTAACCGTCTGGATAGCCATTAACAATGGTATTGCTTACGACAGTGTTGGTATTCTCAGTTGTGCTGTCATCGCTATCCGAGGAGCTGTCAGAAATTTTTAGTACAGGGGATGTAATTTCGGTATTCTGCACAGACCCACTCTTGATACACGACGCGGGAATCTTGACGATGTTTTCATTGCCTGTCAACGCGTTTGTAAATTCGACGCGCATGTTATAAACCGCTGGCTTGGAATAAGTTTTTTCAGTGTTTGTGAAACCTACTGCAATTATAGGATTTGACGTTGTTCCGCCAAATGATTCTCCGCCATTGGTTGACAGCAAAATAGCATTGGCAAGAGCCTCAAGTGTTGCCTTTGCGTTTGCGATGGTGACATTCATCGAGAATGAAACAACGTGATTCGTCTCGTCAAGGACTGCCTTTGTATAAGAGATGCCTGTAGATGCAACGACATTGATTGTGGCACGTACAATTTTTGTCTGCCCGTTCAGAGCATTATCTGTATATGAGATTGAATACGCGCCTGCAGATACACTTGTCCCGACATAAAATTCGATGGTACTTTCGAGAATTGTGTATGAGATTTTATTATCGGCTTGAGTTCTCGATGATAACTCGGTGTTGCCTCCAGACGCTACGATAGAAATTACCGCGTTGCGACTGATTTTATAGTCTGGCTTGTTACCCGTAACGGTCGCGGAGAATCCACTGCCCGCACAAATGGTTGTACTAGATGGGTCGATTGATGTCAGGCTGTCCTCTAGCACGCCGGAGAACACATCAGTGACGTAGTCCGCGGGGGAGGTCTGAAAATATGAATTGTACGGGAGGAGTGCAGTAGAAGCAATCTTGATCTTATTCCCTTTGCCTTGTAGCGCATTGGTGAATGTAATCTTTATCGTGTCGCCTTTGATTTGCGCGTTCGTGATTGCATTGCTGGTCGTTCCAGTCCATGTAACACCGCTGTCCGCGGACAGAGTAATGCCTGTAGCAAGATTCGTTAACTCTGTCTTAACCGACATATTCATACGGACGAATACCGTTTTACAATCCCCGCTGACAGTGACGCTTTCGTATCTCAGAGGGGCGGAGGATGCTCCAACCTCAATTTCAAATGGGATGTACGCACCCGAAGAGTTAGTTGGATAGAATTTATTTTCTAACGGAACGATGCCTGTATTATAGACTATTTCATTTTTTACTGTGTTTCGGCGGATAATCAATTGATATGCGTCAATCCAAGATGACGCGTTTAACTGAGCCACAAACGTAGAAGCCTTCGTAGCGTCAATGATCCCGCCAGACCCGCCTGCCACGCTTGATGGCAGCATATATGAAGGTCTGTAAAGAATGTGTCTCACCACCTGTCTAAAATTTGGCGGGGCGATGCCCCGCCGACATTACCGAATGCTTTCATCGAATACATTTTTTAGAGATATGACTGCGTTAAAGGATGGACTTCCCCACATATCCACCCATACAGTTTCACCTATCTCCAAATCGGAGCCAGTGACGTTGGGGAGAGACATGTTCTGATCCTCTCGAGCAGGGGATGTTCCAAGCCGCACAGTGGCGATTTTCCTCGGGTTATCAACAGAAAGGACTACGGCAGACTCGCGTCGTACCATAGTCCCTGTCATCGATTTCACAAGGTCTGATATTGGCTTTTTAATTGCGTTGATAATGGTCTGAATTTCATTTGCCATATTTTACCTCAATAGCGGGGCGACGGAGGAGAGCTGATTGGCAAGCTCCTTTAGCGTCAGATTGCCAGAGGATTCCCCGAATGTTAGTCCATTAACAATGTACTGGACTTTCGGAGTCTCTTGCACAGCCTTGCTAGACACCGCGGACGATGCAAAACTCGAGGAATCCTTTTTGAGCATATTCATCATTTCAGTGAGATACCCCCCGTTATGAATCAGGTCATACAGTTTCGCGGCATCCGTAGCGTTAAACACGACCTCGGGGCTTCCTGCTGTCCCGTGGACTTGTGCTCTGCCTGTATAGTCAACTACGCCACCGTCTGCATATGCTTCTTCGCGGAATCCTGTCCAATAAGACGGGGAATAGCTAGACCTCGTAGATTTCGGGGCTGAATTGCTCTTGGAGTTCAGCAGGACAACCTTTCCGGCGGATATGCTCGTGGTCTTGTTATCTCCGCTATCAGAATTCTTGAGCTGAGCCAGAGCCTCTCCCGCCGCAGACTTGATGCCGGAGATGGCTTCCTGTGCGGCATCTCTGAGGGATTCTGCGGAGTCTACGAGCGCGGTATTGTAGTCCTCCATGTTCTCAATGCTCTCATTGAACACGAATTTTTGCTTCTCAATGGCTTCCATCATTTCGTCGATAGAATCCATGAGCATATCGTAAGCGCTTTCCGCGGCTTCGCGCTCCATCTCAATGCTGGCTTTAAACACTTCAAGTTCGTTTATTTTCTCTTGCTGAATGTAGTCACCTTGAGCCTGTGCCTTATTCTCCTCGGCAGAGTAGATGTCTTCCATCGCGGACTGCACTGTCTCAGGGTCAGCGCTCCAAGTCCATTTGCCATCGACAATCATTGCAACGTTACGATTCTGCTGGGCGTTATCCAGAGCAATGCGAGCGCGAGCAAGAGCCAATTCCTGCTTTGCAATCTCATATTTTTTGCCCATAAGAGCATACTGGGCTTCATACTGCGAGGTGATATAGTCCAGTTTATACGCCTCGTCAACGTTTACTGACTTGATTTCGTTGACGTAATCGTTGTACATGATTACAGACTCGGACTGCAAATCATTTAGAACTTTGTTGAGTTGCGCGTAATCCTCGGAAGAGAACAGTGCTTCCTTCTCTTCGTCGGAAAGACCAACATAAGTCTGAGCCTTTGCGAGTTCTTTGGTGAGTTCATTACGCTGAGAACGGATATCATTTGTTAAGTCATATTGGCTTTCAAGCAGTCCAATAAGGGCGGTTTGACGGTCAATTTCCGCATCGAGCCGATCCATTTCAGCTTCATGAGCTTTCTGGGCAGCGTCTTTTTCTTTCTGCAGAGCTGCGACCTTCGCGTCTTGCATCTCCTCGAACGCCTTTTTCTGGATGTCGTACATAGACTTGCGTACACTTGCCAAGTCTTTTTCGAGCTCCATCATTTCGTCCGAAGTGTTGGAATAGCCTAATTTGCGTAGACGTTCCATTTCAGCTTCGATGAGATTGGCGTATTCAACATAGATGCTATATTGGTTCTTCTGCTCAGCTTCCCATGTATCAGATTCTTCTTCCATTAAGTCTTGAGTAGACTCGGACATATCAATACGATGGTCTAGAATTTTCTTTTGATTCTTATAATCCTCGAGAACATCCTTCTTGGCACTTCCGCCACCGCCGCTAGAACTTCCGCCGCCAGATCCAAACGAGAATTTCGGGATCTTAATGGAAGCAATCATCGCGTTGATTTGATCTACGCTGGCCTGTTTCCCTGCCAAGTCTGTTGCTGCAGCAGCAGCCATCTGTGCAGAAAATGCTCCACCGGCGGCTTGTGCAAGCCCATTCCATTGTGCGGTAGCATTGCTTAAATCCAACTGTGCGGCAGCAAGAGCCCCTTGTAGCATAGCAAGGGCGGCTTCTTTATTCCCCGCCGCGGCGAGAAGAGCAGCTTGACCGACTTCGGTTAGTGCACCACTTTCATCAAATAACAGTCCGGTCAGCCCAGGGATGATAGATTCGAGATTCTGAACTGCTTGGATAGCTTGCCAACTATCTGCCCCATATTTCTCAACGGCTGAGCTGACATTCGACAACCCTTCCTCGAAATCACTCAGCGAAGCATCAGCCATCGCGCGAGTAAAATCTTTTTGCAGGTCTGTTGCATCTTTCTGACCACGAGCATACTGCTCAACTTCGTCTGTGAGGTCGGGGAACGTGTCAATCAGGGTCTTATATTTCTCTTCGCCCCAGTCATCAAACTCGCCGGACGAGAGGTCTTCAATTGCGGTGCGGAGCAAGTCGGTGTTTTGGGTAGACTCAGACAAGACTTTGTTAAGGGCTTTCGCACCCATAGACAAATCATAGACTGCATCACGCTCACGGATTAGAGCTTCTATCTCAGATTGTAACTGGGCGCTGGCAGTAGATGTAGTCGCGAGAGACATTTGACGTTGCTTCTCGGCAATCATCATGTCATAGACCGCGACTGTGGCTTTGTCTACGTCGTCAGAGTAGGAAAGAATCTCTGCACCTGCGGCACTGATTTCGCCCGTAGAGGTGAAGAACGCATCAGAGACACCTGTGATTGCTGTGTCAAGGGCGGTGATTTTTTCTTCGGTGATGGCACCGGAGTCTTTGAACTCGGAAAGGACATCCCCGACGGCAGACTTGGATGCACTTGCCCTGTATGCAGGCTGGCTATTGTCAACGTATTTGCTGGAATTGGTCTCTACAACAGGAGCATTTTGTGATACATCAAATAGCTGGTTGAAACGGCCAATGATGTCATCAATCGTTAGCCCAAGCCCCTGAAGCTGCTCAATAAGAGGAGTAAATTCCTGCGAGTTTAATGAGTCGGCGGTTAATGTGCCTTCTTGCGCCAGAATCTTGATTTTATCTGTTAAGCCAGAAAATCTATCTGTATTGATGATTGCGTCGAAACGATCATTGACATCTTCTGCTGTCTGATCCAATACAGATACAATCAAATCCCTTGCAGATTCTACCCATGTTAAGCCCTTGAGTGTTGAATCTCCAAAGTATGAAAAGTCTCCGCCACTTTCGTTAAAAAGAGTATCGTAAGATTCGTCAAACTTTGAGACGATGTCCTGAATCTCAGATGTTTGATATTCAATAATCTTCTTATTGGCATCAATTTCATCCTGAATACTAACAATAAGCTCGGTATTATTGCTTGCAATTGCCTGTGTTAACCGCGCAGAATCGCTTGTAATCTCACTCTGTAATTGATCTATACGTTGTTTGCGAAGCTCTACGATTTGGTCATATCCAAGTCCGATAATCGAATTTAAGTCATTGCTTTTAGCTTCATCAATCGAGAATGAGTTCATTCCCCCGTTGGATGCCTTATACTGAGCAAACCCATTCTCAGATAGTTTCGCAGTGGCCGATGATTTTACTGCTTTTGCATATGTGTCATCAAATTCTTTTGCAAAATCAGTTAGTGCATTTTTTTTCTTTGCCCGAAGATACGCAACGTTCTGACTTAACAGCTTATTTTCTTTTTCGAGGTTATCTAGATCTTCTTGCTCAACAATAGATAGCTTGCGGCTAGACGAGACATCATTTAGCTCTTTTATCTTTGCTGTTACATCAGATAGTTCAGATTGGGCAGACTCATATGCGGATTTCGACTCGGCATATTTCGAATTAGCTTCGTTGAGCTTATCTATATGCTCTTCAAGGGTTACGTTCCATTCGTTATATGCTTTTACAATAAGTGATATCGCTGTGACGCCGAGCATAATCCACGTCGCGGGGTTGGTTGCCATCAAAGCTAATGAAGCCTTAACTTGCGCCCATGTTACGCTTGTAGACACTTTCATTGTCGAGGTCTTTAATAACTCGGCACGAGCTTGTTCTTTTGTTGCTTCTGTACAGACCCCCTCAGCAACCATTTTCTCTAGGACAAGATCAATATCTGCTTTGCTGGTGATTAGCCCGCTCTTAATTACATTGTTACTTTGCAGGTCTGCAATTATCTTTTCTTGAGTAGCAACTGTGACGTTTTTATTGGCAAGGAATTGCTCAAGGGAACTTTGAGTGAGCATTTTACCTGTGCCCAATAAAGAGACATTGCTAGAAATTTGTTTTTGCTGAGCGGCGGTTAGCCCAAGCTCAGCAGATGTCGCTGCTCTCTGTGCTTTGGACATTTCAGAATAAGCAACAGTAAGCGCGTCAATGTCCTTACCAACTAAGCTAGATGCAGCACTTTTTGCAAAATCTGTATTGCTTTTTATTGCCTAAGCGTTGACTATTTTTACAAATTGGGTATAATATTAAATAAAGGCACGTACAAAATTGACGACATACATTTGGAGGTATGTAGATGAAAACTATTAATAAGATTGTCGGCATCACACTAATCGCCATCGCAGTTATTGAGTTCTGTGTCCTGTTGGATGACTATAGTGTTCTCATATCAGCATTAGGAGCAATCTCTACGGCTCTTGTGGGACTAATCTTTTTATCTATATCTGAAATCCTGCGCCTTTTACAAATATGTGCAGGAGCTCCAAATAAAAAAAATACTCCCGGGGCTGAATCCTATGAAGATGATGACGATGCGTCACCCGTTTCGGACGCTGAAATTGAGAAAGAACTTGAAAGACTAAACAAAGAGCATCCCAGCACATAGATGAGATTACCCCTCGTTAACCTCTACATAAGCATTTCTCGATGACGGATCTACATAGACAGAAAAAGTATGTGCGGATATATACTGCCAACGTGAAGCGACTTCCGGAGGTACGACAATTCGAGTAACAACTTCATGATCCGTGACAAATACGTCACCAGATGGGCATGAGAACCCCATAGAATCACTTCCTTTACTGTAACCACGCACCCCTACGCGATTACGATTTGTCAACACTAGAGTGGACTATATTTTTTAGGCTTATGCTGTATCGTCGCATATGCCCAAGAGGATTGATAGAGTCTCTGAACGTGGCTTTCACCGTCGCTGCTGACCATAGCTTACATGACCCCGTGGACTTTTATCCACGGGGTCGAATTCTACCTTGTTTCTGCCTTGCGGCTCCCATAGGGCATAGAATTCATAACCATTTCCCAGCAATTAACCCTCTCATTTTAAGCCGAATCCCCACGATTGTTCGCCGCACGATTACGCGGCGTCCTCAAGAAGTGAGTAGGCGCAATAGAAACCCGTCATTTTGGGTTCACCTAGGCTTTTGAAAAATGTAACGATGCCGCCAACACCCGCGGCGGTGGGGACTGTCCCCATTGTCTTGATTATGGCGTTTAGGAATTCGAGGAGCCCTGTGCCTGCATCAAATGTTCCTTTTATCAGGTCACTGTCAATGACAGTGTTTGATAATTCTTGAAAACTCGCTTTGAAAGCTTCCGATTTTGCTTCAATGGAGTCAAGATATGCTTCGTACTTTTTAACTGCTGTGCCCGAGCTATTCGCGGCAACATCCATGTACTCCGAAGCCTTGTCATAGTTCTCCATCAGGACTAACCTATTGTTCAACATGGGTCGCTAATCCATGCCAGCCCGCAAGGGGCTTCTTAATGTCTCCATTAAGAGCAGACTATATCATCACCCTCTGGGGGTGCCCACCGCTTCCACACGCTTGTGTGTACTTCCTTTCGGAATAGTCGTTGAACCTTCCTATTTCTAGGCTTGGCTGCTGATTGCCCTCGGCTTTACGTTAGGGGTTTCCAGCAATTCAATGGGTTTTCGATACATATTGCTATGTAAAGGTTCATAGCGTCTAAACTTTTCCTGTTGGCGAGTGCCGGAGAACGCAACTGCAACTGCTCTCTGTTGCACAGATGAGAAGGAGTCCCACTTTCGAGCAGTCTCGTCGAGCACGTCGCCCATGTTTCGGAATTCGCTTTGCGAGTCACGGAGTTTGATGCCCAGACCAGACAATGTGACTTCAACATCACTTAGAGATTCACTGGACTCTGGATCAACAAGTTCTCCTGCTTTGATATTCTGCATACGAGCCAACAGTGTTTTGTAGAAGTTACCGACGCTCTCGGGAGCATCTTGAGTAACTTCTCCTACAACAGCTAGTTGACCCAACAACTTCGACAGTTCAAGACCACTCAATTTTGCCGAAGTAGCCGTCTGAGACAATGCGATCGCCAAATCGCCCGCTGAAATTGATGCCTGCATATCAATTGCAGTAAGTTTATCAACTATTTTGATAGCATCCGCAGTTTCAATTTGATAACCCTTCATTGCAGAAGTCAACGCAGTAGAAGATTCAGCTGCATCAATCTGACCCAACTTTGACAGCATCGTAGCGTCTTTAATTAGTTGATTGGTCTCGGCAATCGACTTACCTTGTCTTAAGAAGGTATCTGCAGCACTTGCCACATCAACGGCGGTAGCTCCCAAGGCTTTGCCCATCTGAGCATATTCAGCAACCATCGCAGATACTTCAGCTCTGCTCTTACCGGACGCGATTTGCAAGTCAGTAATTTTGCCATCGAGTTCAACAACCGAAGCGGTCATCTGCTTGACAACATTAACGACGCCCATAACAACAGATGCCGCAGACAACCATCCGCCAAATTTCTTTACGGCATCCTGCCATCTGTCGCCAAGAGTCTTTGCGTTTAGCCCAGCCGCCTCAACCTCGCTCTTAAATTCCGATATTTGACGTTTGGCATTTGCATAGCCGTCTGCATCGGTGATTGAGTTCAAACTCTCGCGGATTGCATTATATTTCTGCTTTAATCCGTTATCACTGAACAGATTGCTCCACTTTCTACCAAGAGAATCAAACTGGGATTTGGTTTTCTCTATGTCTGTGGACAGTGCGTTTGAGTTAAAGGCATCTTTTGCGGCAATCTTGTACTGCTTGACATTCCCCGCAAGTTTGGTCATTTCGGCGTTTAAGGCTGCAATAGATTTAGGAGAAGCGTCCCCTGCAGCCGCCATGACAACCTTGCCATTTAGCGACTGGAGATCGCTCTGGGTAATGCCGTTCCCCGCGCCGCCCGCAATGATTTGATTTGCGTTCCGAATGGACTCTTGCCGGAGAGCTTCAATTTGCGAAATATATTTGTCGCTGAACGATACATTCTTGACGGCACCGCCGTACTGTTCCATGATTTGGCGGTTCTTTTCAATCAGTACAGCCTGTTCTTTCAGTGCGGCATTATACGTAGCCCCATCTGTAGTCTTGGACGATGCCATTGCAAGATTGAGCTGCTCAATTCGACTAGCATTTGAATCGACGGTTCGCTGAGCACCGGTTACGCTGTCTTTTTCAGCTTTTCTTTGCGCACTAACAAGTGCTTTTAAATCCCCAATCAGATTAAGAATGTGCTGTCTTGCATCACCAGTTGTGTCAGCGATACTATCCTTTAGTCCAAGTAATTCTGCCCGTACTGACTCCGCCTGCGAGGTTATCTGAGAAGTATCGGCAATCTTATTCCGGCCTTCGGTTGCTCCGTACAGTATCCCGTTAATTGCATTGCTTTTGCTTGTGACAAACTTATTATTAGACTCTTTTAATCTCTGCTGTAATTTCCCGATGTCCTCCGTGGCCTTACGAACAGCGGAGGTATCGACACTCATCTTAGTTGGAGCTGAAATTTTTTGAGAAGCCGTTGAAATAGACTGCTCAACATTTTTTACAGCTTGTGTTGCTTGAGTCGTATCTACCTTCGGGGTGACTGTAATCGTCCCGAGTTTTGCCTGTAATAAGTCCCTGATACTTTCCGCGCTCTTGCGGATTGAGCTTAAATCCGTCGTGATAGAGGTTGGAATTACGAGAGGATTTCCTTTGAGCGCTTTGTCTGCACCTTGATGTATCTTATTTGCTAAATCAGAAGTGTCTAGCTCAACCTTTATGCCAACTTTTAATTCGTCTGACAAATCACCACCACCTATTTACCGTTGATACTGTCAACGATCATTTGTCCAATGACCCCGACATCTGTGTTTATCTTTGCTTGAGTCGGGCTAATAAAAGGACGGGGCTTATTGTACTCTTTGTCTCTATCCCCATAGCCATACTCAATCGTCTGATCTAAAGGTTTGCCCAGACCCGAGCCAGAAGCCTTCGCATCATCATGAACATATACCGAGCAGTCTTCCTCGTCGAAGTCCGTGACATAATTCCCTTCGTCGATTAAACCTCCATTTTCGCCCCTACGCTTATACACGAGAGGGGCATAAGCGTCATAAACATTTTCTTGAATTTGCTTCTTTAATTCGTCCCGAATGTATGGGGCGACTTTATTCTTTAGTGCCTTATTGACACGCTTTTTTATCTCGTTGTTCAATTCTGCAATTGTGACTATGGTAGCCATAATATCACCTACAATAAAATTTCAGTGGATCTATTGACGCAAATAACCCGCCCCGTTTTGTTCTTTGCACTTACCGCGTCTTGCAAATCATGAGCAAACTCGACCTTCGCGTCATAGTCCGCGTGAACCAGAGCGATTTTCTCTGTGTCAACATCGGAGTAATATTTCAGTAAATCGTCTCTGCCCATATGCCCAGAAAAAGAATGAAGATCCGTCACACTACAGGCGTTGTGAACCTTCTTTCCGTCAATTGAAATTGTCCGTTGCTCGGGATAATTCTTGATTTTACTGGCCAGCGAATTCTCGACACTGAACCCGCAGAATAGGATATGTGCATTGCGGTGCGGCAGGAGCGATGTTGCCCACCGGCGGCTTCGGCCTGCATTAAGCATGCCCGCAGAGGAGAGGATGCAGCACGGCTTCCCCGAATCCATCCAGCGTTTTGATTCCTCGTATGAGTCAATCATAATGAGGTTCTTCCAACTCATAAGGTCGGTAATGTATGCTCGGTCTTCTTCCGAGGCGTGGTCACGCATGTAACCGAACATTTTGATTGTTAAAGGGGAGTCCACTAAAACAGGAATGTCGAAGTCCTCAGTGTCGCGGAACATGTCATAGATAAAAGAAGCCATGTTCTGAGCTCTGTCCAGACTGAATACAGGGATGAGCACTCGACCTTTTTGCTCGATGCAGGTTGTTTCAATAATAGATTTGATTTTAGCCAAATCGTTTCGGCGGTCTTTGGATGTTACGGGTCGAGGTTCCCGAGCATAAGTGCATTCCCCTATGAGCAGATTACATTTTGCTAAGGGTTTGAATTTGTTGATGTAGCGGCGAGGAAGATTTGACCCGAGGTCAGAAGTATACCCAATCTTTGCTGTGTGATTGCCAGATGTTGCCCAAAGTTCGATTTGAGCTGCGTTGATAAGATGTCCAGACGGAGTAAATCTGAATTTTAAGTCCTCCTCTAGAGTAACAGTCACGTCCAAGCCGTATTCCGCAAAATGAGCTGCGGCATTTGCAACGTCTTTGCCTGTATAGAACGGCAGTCTGGATTTACCACAAGAGTTTGACAAATACTCCGCGTCTTTAGATATGATATAGGCAGAGTCGTTTGCCATTATCTCAAATAACGCCTTTGTGCCTGTGGGCGCAATAATTTGCGCCTCACAGCCCATAGCAAACAAACGGGGGATTAGCAACATGTGATCAGCGTGTGCGTGACCCACAAAAATATGAGTAATCTCCGAGGGCTTGAATGGTAGCTTCCGCGTGTTTGCTTGCCAATCCTGCAAGACTGTTCCGCCTTGCACCAGCCCCGCCTCAATCAGAATCTTCCGATTGTCTGTTTCGATAAGGGTCATAGACCCCGTGACCTGAAATGCAGAGTACCCGACGAAAGAGACTCGAACCTTGTTCTTCGTTTTCGTCATAGGCCACCTATACAACCATGTCGATATCGGTGATAATTTCGTCCACGAAATGATACAGTTCAAAAGCATCCTGCGCGGTTACAAACCACTCAGTGCCGATGTTTTCCGCTAATGTCTCCTCGTCAATCCCGCTATGCTTCTTAACAAATTCCTCGAGCTTCTCGACTTGACGCTGATATTCAATCACGGTTGCGACTACTTCATTATAGTTGCCCTGTAATGCGCTGCTGCCCTGATGAAGCAGGAACGTTGCGTTTGGCATCGCAAAGCGCTTATGGCATGCCATATACATAAAACAGCCTGCACTCTGCGCCACGCCCATGTTGTATCCATATACGGGGGTCTTGCTCATCTCAATCAAGTCGATAATCGCGTTATTTACATCCAGGTCGCCGCCAGGAGAAAAGAACATCAGTTTAATAGGCTGACGTTCATTGACTGGAATTCCTTTGTCTTCACGATTCCACTGGATAATGTATCTCCCATATTCTAGGAAATAATCATTGACTTCACCTTCGAGCCATAAGGTTCTGTTTTCCAAGTTTTTGTAGAAAGCAATAAGTTCGGGGGAGGGGAGCTGCATATTCTCTAAGGAGCTGGGAATCGCGATAGCAAAATCCTGCATATTATGCCTACCTTATTATTTTTTTTGCGAGAGCAGAAATGATTTTCTGGTCGTCAATTGAGGAGATTTTATCCATTGCCTGCGTTAGCTGCCCAATGTTTTCCTCGGTTAAGTCAAAAGCTTCGACTTTTTCGGCAATAGTTGTCACAGTGCCCCGAATTAAATTCACAAGACCGTTAAGATTCTCTAGAATTTCATCGGATACGGAGTTGGGCTCGGAGAGTTTGAGATAATATTCAACAAGCTTATAGGCCCCAGCTGTCAGGTCGCTGAGCTGATTGCGACCAAACGGGTCAAGCTCGGCGGAATGGATAAGTGTGCTCTCCACGGTGCGATAAATGCCCGTGTTGTAGCATACTGTATACATTTCATCAGCAGACATATCGGTAAAGTCAATATCTGTAAACGTGATTAGGGTCGCCGCCATCAACGCAGAATTCATGCGGTCGGGGCGATATGCCGCGTCTCTTAGCAACACATCATTGACAACATAATTCCCGAATAGGCTGGCGCGTTCATCATCCACGGTTGTATGCACTATAAATTCGAAATCACTGTCCCCGATTGTTACACAAGTTTTTACGTCGTTTTGTTTTACTTGCTTTACGAGTTCGTTTAGTTTCATTATTTGTTCCTTTCTCGAGTGCACTTAGCACATATCTTCCCTGTAGGATGGCTTCACATTCATCCTCAGACGCGGTAATACCATCATCATGGACGATGGACATTGCGGATTGCTTTTGCTCATCTCTTGCGCGGCCTTTAACGCCGCAAAAGCTTTTCCATACGGTCGGCTCGACAATCATAAACTCGATGCCGAGAGAATAAAAGATTGCAAAAAATACACCTTGCATTTGTGACAAGGTGCTGTATACTTGAAAATTATTCTGATATTGGACGCCCTCAATTGAAACAAAGTCGGGGTGCTCGTCAGAAATAAGTTGTAGCACTTGGGCATACATGCTCTTTATTCGTTCGTTTTTTGTGTCGCCTTTAGACTTGATAATGCCAAACCTTTGAAGACTCTGATTGTCATAAATCACGTACCCTGTAATATTTGTTGCTTGGTCAAATGACAGAAACTTCATAGTCGTAAAAAATAGGGCGGAACATATTTATGAACCGCCCTCCAATCATTTATTTTACAGAGCGGCGAGTTTTTTTTGACGTATTCTTTACTGCGACTTCTGTTTTGGTACGCTGCGCGTAGATATTCTGGATTTCTTCAATTTTTTGTGGCGTATATTCGCCAAGATTTGTCAGTGTAGCACCAACGTTTTCAAGCATTTCGCAAGCTTCGTCGATCGTGATAAGCTCTCGAGCACGCATCATGAGTATCTGAAATACCTGATAGTGCTCGGGAGTATCACAAAAAGCTCTCCAATTGCGTTGCTTGTCACACATTTCACATGCGTAATATGCAGTACCACACATGCGACAAGTATGATTCGGTTGTTTAGGCATTGACTACGATATCATCCTCATCATACACGAAGAAATCCCAAAGAGTCTTAGTGGAGCCAGAGGTGCAGCCGCCGGACATAGCCTCGAAGGTAACATCCTGCACAGAGAAGTCGCTACCGAAAGCAAACTCGAAGTTGCCTTCCGCCTTTGCCTTGGGATAGTAAATGACCGCCTCATAGGACTTGCCGGAGCAAATATCCTTTGCATAGCATTCTGCAATCAGGCGACCTTCAGTGGAGAACTGGTCTTCCGCGTTGGTGATCTTCTGAGCATTGGCAACTTCGATGTCGTAGATTGCAACAACCTTTGCACCATCAGTAATGCCCGTAGGCACAGTAATCTTGTTCGTGGAAGAAGTGTAAGCGAACGCAGTTGCAGAAGCGGTGGTGTCCATTACATAGCCATTGCCAAGAGTGCCATCATTCTGCACGACATACAGCTTCTTGATTTCCGCGCCGGTAGTACCCTTGGGCTTGTAGGCGAGGGTGATAGCACCCGTTGCCACGGTCTGTGCATCAAAATAGTCGGGAATGGTAACAGTGCCAGTAGTGACAGTGGAACCAACCTGAGCAGCCATAACACCAGCAACAATAGCACCGTTCTTTGCAGAAATACGAGATGCCTTGTTACGGTCAGCAGAGCCGATCTTAACGCCGTTTGCGCCGTTAGCGTAAATGGTCTCCTGTTCGTTGGTCATGGTGCCTTCCTGAATGTCTTCAAGAACAAAGATGCAGGAGTTATCAACGTTGCTCATATACTTGATGCGGTTGATGCTCTGCATGGTAAACTTACCAGAAGTAACGCCCATGTGTTTGCCTCCTAAAAAATATCCCGCGGTGTTGTCGCGGTCAAAATTTTGTCTTCACTTGGCTTGTCCGGTGCAGCGTTGATGTCAATCCTACTAAACCACTGCAAGACATCGGCGTTTAATTTGCTGGCATTGATATTGCCGGTGTAAACTCCGAGCATTGTGTTCGAGTAAGACTGCATCTTGTTGACACGATAAAACGCATCCCAGAACTGGCTGACTTTTAAGCTGAAGACAGTTGAATAGTCGTATTTAAAATTCTTGTTGTTGACAAGTGCCGATATAAGTGATGGGTATTGGCTTTCAAACGCCTTGTTCTTGTTCTTTTTCATTTCTCTGCGCTTCTTGTCAATGAGGCTCCGACGCATACGAGCATTGCCAGCGTCATATTCAAGTTCCGCCCGTATAAAATGAATTGACCGAACGTAATCTACAATTTGTTTGTAAATCAGCTCGTCGATGATAAATTTGCGCGAGGGGTCGTACATTAACGGAAGCTCATTCTCGGGGTTAATTCCGAGTTTCAATTCCGAAAAATCTAAATTCGGGAAAAGAAGAGAACACCCCTGAAGGGATGTTCTTGAAATCATTAAGAAAAGTTCATAGTCTGAAATTCGCGAATAGTCAATGCCTGCATCGTCGAGCATAACCGCAGCGTCATACGGGCGAAGAACAACAGTGCTTACTTCTGTTAAGTATTTTTCTTCACCGTAATTCGACATTTCTTCTAATGTAGGATTATGAACGATAATGCCATTATCCGTGCAAAAATCTTCGCCTTTAATGATGTACTTTAGCTCGTCGATCACTGGCACATCGCTCCGTTCATCCCATCTGTATCAAAGGTGATAACGCGCATGGGGTGACGAGCATCTGCTTGATCTTCAATGTTCGAGACAAGCGACGCATTGCCGAACCCGATTTTGTTCTTATTAAAAAGAATCTCAATCTGATCCGCGATGTAGTCGATGCGGGTACAGCCATAAGCCACGCCCGAGTCAACGTATTGAAGATCGTCATGAGTGATAACATACAAGACGAAGCGTAACGTTTTGTGAAGGTCGTTCCGTTTGCTTTCCGCGTAAACGTTTACCTTCATGCAAATGAACGTTCTCTTTTCCTGCTCTGTATCGGGTCTGCGGACATTCGGAAAAATATGAGTGTACATGAGATCGTCCTGAACATCGTCTGCGCTGAGAGCAGAGACAATATTCGAGTCGTTCACAAGTGCGGAGCATACTGCGTTTTTTAAGTCACTGATTTGATTCGTTGTTGCCATTAGATCATTCCAGCTCCCTTCACAATCAGAGTGCCGGAGCAGTCCAATGATTCAGACTCAGCTTTAATGGTATACAAAGTGCCGATAGTTGCCTGATCGGACAGAGAAATTGTAATGCTCGCATTGGTAGTGGTATGGGTTGTAAGCCCCGTATTGTCCACGGTGGTGATTGTCCATTCGACATCATCCGGCGAGACTTCATTTCCGTTAGCATCAGCAAACTTGCATACAAACGTTTTCTTGCCGCCTCCAACTCTCAAAAACGGCTTACCAACATAGTCAACGGTGCATAAAGCATCGTTGCTGTCAGGTTGGACAAGATTATAGTCACATATTTCAAGTTCAAGGTTATCTGCAACAGGGTCATAAGCATCGCTCTTACAGTTCAAAACAAGCAGAGCATCCTCCCCGTAGTTCATAGTTGCGGGGTCGTATCCCGTAATCTTATAAGCTACAAGTACCTGCTTGCCCGCTTCGTCATAGGTTGTCCCCACAGCGAATCTCCGACCAATCGAGAATAACTTTGTGTCATCATCATAGGGCAGATAGATTTTGAACTGCTTATTCAGTTCCGGCATGAGGAGAGTATCGGTAAGCGTGGTTGAATATACACCTGAATCCAACACACCCCACCGCTCGATAATCTTCCCGCCTGCCACGAACTTAAATAAGTGGTTGCAGCGTTCCATGTACCCAGACGTATAGATGTCCTTATTGGCTTCTACCTCCACAACAATCCAATGGCTGTTATAACATTCAATAATATCCCCCGCAAAAAAAGTTTCTCCTGCTTTTGAGGATAGGGAATATCTTTGAGAGCCTTTTGTCTTATGGGCAATGAACTCTTGGGGCGTACCATTGCGTTTAGCACCCGCCTCATGCTCCAAAGACTTTGAAAAGTTGCGATTATAATCGGCCTTTAGTCTCTCAACGTATGCTTCCTTGGCACTTCCCGCGCCGTGAGCATAATTGATTGCTTTTGATTTTTCAAATGGATTCACAGTGCTCCCCCTTACAAATCCGTATAGGAGAGCGACTTGCGTTCACCTGAATTGCGATCCTTTTCAAGATACCGACTTACAAGAATGTCGTTTTCTTCCTTGATAGCAGTATACATATTGAGGAAAGTCTTGCGGTCGTTTGCCGGAGAAAAAACTTCCTGCTCAGACGATGTAAAGCGCATTGCTTGTGCCCGAAGCGTAGCAAAATCCCTGTAGAGGTAACGCTGATACTGGAGTCTTGCAAGCAAATACTTTTCTTTCTCGTTTAGCTCAAAATTGAACTGCCTCTCTTCAAAATTGAAGTCCGAGAAGTCCACGTCCGCTTCGTTTGAAATTGCCAAATCCGTAGCCGCTTCTACTAAACAGGAGTCGGCTCGTTGCTCAGCTAAGTTCATGGACTGCACATGATTTAGTCCAAAATAGTTAAAGAAGTCGGGGTCGGATTCAATGATGTTATAGAAAATCGTGTTGATTTCATCGAATGGGGTTCCCATAACTAACCCCCTTTATGCCTCAGTTTTCTTGGTTGTTTTGCGAGAAGTAGTTTTCTTCGCGGTGGCCACAGGCTTTTCATCGGTGGGGACTTCCGTCTCCACATTGGTATCTGGTACTGCCGGAGTATTCTCTGTGAGCTGCTTTTTCAAAGCTTCAACTGCTTTCATCAAAGCTTCGTTTTCCTTCTGCAAGTCCGCAGCCTGCTTTTCAGCAGCAGTCGAGACAAAACGTTCCGGAGTCAAAACAATCCCAGAGACAATTTTGCCATTGCCAAGTTCACGGAAACGTTCGCGAATAATGTAGTCTACATATTCGGAAACGCCCTGCATGCCAATGGTCTGAATCTTGACAAGAATGCCACGATAACGCTCAATCATCCCCATGTTGGTTGTCTTCAAAATCCGGAGCATAGCATCATAGGTGGGGTGGAGGATAGCATCCTCAATTTCAGGATCGGTGATATAGGTGCTGCGCCAATTGTCATTACCGAGCATCTCCATCATTTCCTCAACCTCAGTGTCCTCAAAACGCAAAGTTCCCGTGCGAAACACACTACTGCGGTCGTTAATGTACACAACGTCATCCGTCAAAACATTCTCGGAAGAAGTTCTTTCATCGGAAGTCGTGCCTTCGACAACATAGTCCTTATTCATTCCATGCAGAATAACAGGTGTGCGAGCATAATTGTAAACTTTGATATACTTCTTATCTGCCATTTTAAATCCTTTCTTATTAAAAGCGGGGCGGTTAAGCCCCGCACATTACTTTGCTGCTAGATTAGGACTCAGTGACAACAATCTTGCCAGCCTTTTCAGCATCGGTGATGGCATAACCGAAGGAATAGCCATTAACCTTGATGTGAATCTTTTCGGAGTTGATATCGGTCTCCTGAAGAACGACAGTTTCGCCGCGGGTAGCAACCTTGCCAACCTTACCAGCAACGCCGAAGACCTTGCCAGAGGGAACAATAGCGTCACCGCCAGGCAGTTTGCGGGTGCCGGAGTAACCGAACAGTTCCATGCCAGCGTACTGCTTCAGCAGGCCATTGGCATTGTACAGAGACTTCTCACGGTCAGTCAGATAAGTAGTTGCGCCAGTCAGACCGGAAATGGCCTGAATGTACTTGTTCTGGCCAAAGCAGATGCAACCGTTGGTGTTCTCATCGGCGACATCCATGAGATACAGAGCAAGCTTCTGAGCAGAAGTCTCAGTAGGCAGAGCAGTGGACTCGGTAAAATAGCCACTATGGGTAGCGCCAACAGCGCCATCAAGAGCAGTCAGAAGAAGATTCATCTTCTTCGCATCCAGAGCTTCGCGAATCTTGTTGATAAGCTCAGCAACGGTGCGGTAGCCGCCACGGCGGATTTCCTGCAGGGTGACTTCGGTTTCGGCCTGTAGAGACTTCCAAGTAGGAGCAACAGACTTGAAATCGATATAGGAACGGTTCACGTTGCCGCCAACAATACCGTCATGCACCTTGATGGTGTTCTTAGGAGCAATTTCCCAACGAGCATCGTCAAACTCACCAATTGCGGCTTCGGTATCAAACGCACGGTCAATAACCTCGGAAGCGCCTGCCACTACAGCGGGGGTGATGGCCTTCATAATCATCTGAGCGATTTCATGGTTGGGGTCAGTGCCAGTACGACCGACGGTTTCTTTGAGCCATGCATCCATAGCTTCGGAAATTTCGGCGTTCTCGGGGGTCATATTGACGGAGCGGTACTTGACGTTTTCCGCCCATTCTACAATCTTGCCATCCTGGGCAAGTACGGAAGAAATTTCAGTGTTCATAATGTTTAAAGCTCCTTAAAGTAAAATTACAGTACGTAAAACTCGTACATGCCGGTAAAATCGGGATCATCATACGCGCCAACGTAAACAAATGGAGCGTTCGCCGCGTTTGTGGTAGACTTAATCAGCAGGCCAGCAGAAGCCTCAATCTTGTCACCAGCAGCAAGGCCAGTCACAGTAATCTGGTTGGTAGCATAGTGCTCACCAGATACGGGAGTAATCTTCAGCACCTTTGCGCCAGAAGCGATGGTCTCAAACTGTGCGTCGTTAGGAGTGACCATAGAATTGATGCCATCATAGTTAGGAGCAACATCTACAAAAGCAACGCCTGCATAAGCAGTGGCCTTGGCAACCTTGCCAGTCGCGGGAGTATAAGCAACCGCCATACCGCGGGTCATGGCTTCGGAAGTCTCGACGATCTCGACTACCTTGCCGGAATTTACCTGAAGAGAACGGATCATAATAAATCTCCTTTAATGTCCAAAAATAAAAAAGGCGCGTTAACCGCGCAGGAAATCTCGAATTACCTTTGCCTTATCGCTAGGTTCTTCGGTAAACAACAGAACGTGTTTCTGCTTCTTCTCGGGAGCAGACTCATTAGTGGAAGATGTTTCGGGAGTCTTGCGCAGTTCATTCACAAGACGCTCAGCAATCATAGTGCTAAGGGCAGTCTTGTCAAGGTTATTGATGAGTTCGGCAATTTCCTCGCTCTCAATTTCCTTCTCGGTGAACCGCTTAGAATCCACAACATACTGCTTCATTTCCGCGACCTTAACATCATGCTCGGCCTTTTCCTGTTCGGCAACAGCCGCGTCATGTTCAGCCTTGAACGGAGCAAGAGCTTCATTCTCAGCCTTTAGTCGCTCAATTTCGGTGTTTGCCTGTGCGCAAGTATCTGTCAATGCGGCGAATTTTTCATTCACTTCAGACACAGAAACAGTCAATTTTACAGGCGTAGGGTCAGATAAAACTACGTTTTCATCATTCGTGACGGTATATGTGAACAGCACATATTCAAGCTCGTCAACGCCATCTTCGCAGGATTTTACCCACACGGTGTTTTCTACGGGGAACCAAAACGCCACGTAGCACCAGTTCTTAAGAACACTCTGGCAAGCTTCACTAATTTTTCTGCGCAAGTCCCAGTCCGTCATTGCAGAAACCTCAGAACCACACTTGCGGCGCTTTTTCTCAGCGTCATCGTCGGGCTCATCGGGAGTAGGCTCCTCGGGGTCAGGATTGTCTGCAGGCGCGGGATCTTCTGCGGGGGCGGGATCTTCCTTCGGCTCTTCGAGCTTGGGCTTCTTTTCAGCTTCCTCTTCTGGAGTAACAATAGGATCTTCCATCGAATTCTCCTTATTTGCAGTAATATATGTGTCCTTTATGATCGCGTCGATGACCGCAGAATCTTCATCAAGTTCAGCGACGTCGAGCAGACCAGAACAACCATAAGCAGGTGTCACGCCCTTACCAAGCATGCAGTGTCCGAGGAATCTGCCATCGGTAATAACTTTGATAGCACTGCCGTTTTCGATTTTCATGGTGTAATCGTTGATGCCCACCTCCCATGAGGTGTGTAAGTTGCCTGAAGCACAACGCTTTTCTATAAGCTCAGTCGCGTCATGGAAACGACGCCAACATCTCGCAGTAGCAACTATACATTCCGTTCCGTCAACTTCTTCGATACCAACATCGACAAATGTGCCGAACGCGGAAGTGTCAAATTCGACATCTTCATATTCATTGCCGTCATCGTCAACGCGCTTCACGAGTTTTGCATTATGCCCTGTGAAATCCTTAGAACCGTCAGCTTTAACAACAATCTTTCCAACCAAAGGCTCATCTTTCAAAGTCTCTAGCCAGTTATCGATTGTGCTGCGGTCAAGTTGTACGCCGTTGAGATTTACACCAAAATCACAAATAAGGAATTTCGCGTACAGAGCATCTGGGTCTTTAGACTCACTCAGCCATACGCGATTATTGTCTAATCTGATTATCTCCATTTAATTTCACCACCTTTCGGCGCGGGATATGAGTTTATTCGGGCACAACAGCAGTTTCAACGCCCTTAGCCGACAACTCTTTCCGCGCGAATTCGGCAGAAATTTTCTCAAGGTCGGCACAGAATTTTTCGGTCATTTCAAAATAATGAACGGTCTTGTCCTTGTTTGCTCGGTTCTGTTTGATGTCAATAATGGGGTTGCCTTCGCGGAGAAGATGTCTTGCAATCGCGGGGTTAAAAATTGCCTTAGCTTTAATTTCGTTCATTTTTACTTTCCTTCATTTAACGATTTATCGGTTTCTTGTTTGTCTTCGTTCTGCGAGTCTTTTGCGGCTGGTCGGCCTGTCTCGCTCGACGGGTCAGCGGTTGTGTAGCTGGTTTGATGTGGGGTAAAGATGTCAGCATAACCATTTTCATTTTCGAGTTCACGGCGGGCAAGCTCATCATCAATGTTAATGCCCAATACTTCAAGAGAAGTGCGCATAGAACAACCCATGATACTGTACAGGAGCGTAGCAAATTCCTTGCGCTGTGACGCGTCAAGCATCTCGGAGTCGATAATGCGAACCGTGGGGCAATAAGTAGCGTCAATTCCGTTTTCCCGTAGCAATGTGCGGTAGAAATTTTCGAGCATTCTCTCGACTTGCTCACCAATAGCATTGATTTGCTGTAAAAGCACTTGCCAAGAAATTTTTGCAGTCGTCGTGGACTGGCTGTCATCGGGGACTAGAAATGAGACGCCGAGACTCGAAAGAATCTGACGTGAATAAGCCGCCTGTTTATCTGTTGATACTTCATCGACCTTCGGGCAGACATAAGAAATACTCTCGACACTCGGGTCTGTAGTCACAAGAACCGTGTTTTGCTTAAAGGCAGAAATTAGGTTTTTATGATTCCAAGCAAGAAGTTCAAAGTTATTTGTGCGGGGACTGGTTGCCAGTTCCTTTCGCATTACCTGATGAATAATCACCTTGCGCTTTGTGTTTGCCAAGGACATGTCCGCCTCGCGCAAATTTTCAAGAATGAGCGCGGAGGAGAGGCAGCGATATACGGGGGATAGCCCATAAATGCCACCCTGAGTATTGATACGACACACACCTGTATAATCCGTGAGCAGTCGGCAATACTGATCCTTATTCTTGTACGCCTCTTTAATTTCAGTCCCGAACGCGCCTTCGATTTCCCCGAGAACATTCTCAAAATACAGGGCTTTTCCTTTCTTGTTTTTGAGAATTGTCCTTTGTAGGGAGCTTTTGAGGTTATCCATATTTATCTGCACGATTGGCATAGAGGACTCAAGATATGGAGAAATTTCAGCGATGCCGAGGGGATAATGAGTTACAACCCAATTCGTCTCATTATTACGAAGAGCGCAAACATAGTTACCCTCTACATATGTCGTTACAATTGCCTCTCGAATTAAGTTCCGAACATCAATCTGCCGATTAAAATCATCGATAAGTTCTTTAGCCTTTGCAAGTTGATTAGCTTTGCGCTTCTGTGTTCCAAAATTCTGATATGACAAACGCATATCTGTATTAATGCTACTCTGGATGGCACTCACGACCATGCCTACAATATCGTTAGTATTGATATACCGGCGAATATAGCTGTTTGCCTGTAATATCTTCGTAAGATCTGATTGAGCGCCCGACCCGATTTGAGCAATAATACTCTGCGTTAAATCGCCCGTATTGCTAGAATAATTGATAACCGATGACAGAATCCTGTTTTCTGGGTCATAAACCGAAACAGCCCCATCCAACCATTTCTGCGCGGTTTCGTCTGACATCGCGGGCTTGCTTTCATCATCACGATTTACAATTGCAACACTAAAGTCTATTTTTTCGTCCAATTTTCCACCCCCTATCTCATATCGAAGAATGAATCCATATTAGTTATAGGCAGCTCGAAAGTTTCAAAATCGATTTGTGCCTGCCCAAATACATCCCTCGCTAACTGGGATGCAAAGTAGCAACCCATAGCAAAAGACACGTACCTATCTTTGCGCTTGCTCGACGCCTCGGAGAGTCGTATAATGCCTGTCTGTTCTGCTTTCTCATATTCCAGATTTACCATCTCGTCTATAAGCAAAGCGCCCTCCAAATACGGAGAGCGATAGTAAAGAGTCGTGTACTCGTCCGAGGTGGTTGCATATTCTTTGAAATTCATTAAAACGTCTTCGGCTTCAATTACGCTTACGGGGAGTTCAATCTTGGAAGATGTTATCATTTCGCGGGTCACAACCGCCATATCATTGTTCAAACGGATGTTCGCCGTGATTGCGTATAGGTTCTCTTTAGCGTTAATGGTGTTAACGTGATTCGCGAGTTCCTGATTGTTCATGCAACGCCACGGGGCATATTCCTTGCCACGCTCGTCGTCATAAATAACACGAGCACCCGTGTCATAGATTGAAATACCAAATGACCTTGCGTCCAGTACGATGTAATCAGCCTCAAAGTCTTCCTCTAGCTGTTTCATGCGAATGACCTGTCGAAGCGTGTCAACCCCGTTAAGTGCTTCAATATGTGGTACTTGGATGCGATAGCCAAAACTGTTTGCTCCATCGTTAACCATTTTTTCAGGAAGAAGACGCATGCAAGTAAATACAGAGTTGTCGTTTGCGCTACCTTCCATCATCGCGATATCGCATGAAATCACTCGGATTTCATCCGGTACTTTGGATATATTGCACTTGTATTTTGTGGCATTATCCCGCCGCGGATAGAAGACGTTTTTAAGTGTCTGACACTGAGAGAGCATCTTATAGGTGAAATATGCGTGTGCATTTTCCGTAGGCATTAAGTTTTCATACTCAATTGCCCATGATAACGGGTCTGCACTCGCCTTTGCTGTAATCATAGCTTCTCTGGTTTTAATATTGTGCCTTAAAGCAATACTATAATCGAATGCAATGAGCGTGTCATTTTTCCCTTCGAGCATAGATGTGCCCGTCTTGGAAATGAGGTTCCACATCCAATGACTCTTCATCCAACTCGACGAGATATATATCGATATGGGATTTTCGACAAGCTCCTGCACATCCGCATATTCAGGACGTTTTGCAAACGGCGTCTGGCGGACAATCTGAAACGGTGTTAAAATCGAGTCCGCAATATTTTTCGGAATCATTCGGAACTCTTCATGAATTAATATTGTGCTTCGATTGCCTCGAGCATTTTCAGACGCGGGGACAACCTTAATTGATGACTTGTTATTAAAATAAACAATAACGTCGTTCTGGTTATCCTTTACACTTGCAATTTCGATGTTGAGCATATGGGATTGGCTCATAAGTTCATTTCGTATTTTTTCAGATACAATGAGCTTTGCCTGCCCCTTTGTGCCGCTGGCAATAACTATTTTTGAGCCAGGGTACAGAATAGCCATGCAACAAGCATAAATAGCAATAAGATATGACTTAGCCGCGGATCTTGCCGCTATACATACGAATGTCTTCGATATGCCCATAAGGTACAACATGATAAGTTGATATGGGTACAAAGATAGTCCAAGATATGTCGTTGCAAAACGATGGAGATTGCGTCTCCAGAAAGTTACCCACTGCATTAGATGATCAACATGACCATCGTCACTTAACCACGAAGATAGAGGGAAGTTCAGGTTGACGGAAGACTGAAACTCATCTGCACAAGTTTTATTCATCCTCATCACCCGACACGCTGTATTCTGCATCCATTTCCTTTGTACCGGTGAGCAAATTCTTTAGAGGACGGAAAATAAAACGCTTGCAGTATTCACCAACGCCATCAAAATCAGCAAAGAGTTGTTTGTCTTTGTAATATTCCGCGGGGGTGTATTCCTCAATATTCTCAATGAGAGTCCCCACGGGGTCAGACGAACCATTCTGTGACGCTTGCTGCTCTTTTTCAAATCGCTCGTTGAACTTCTCGTAGGTGGCCTGATACAAATTACTTAGCTTTGTAAAGTCATTGGTGTCATCCGCCATCAGTGCTTCGTTCATTCGGACACGGATTGTGCACAAGTCATGCAGCATCGTTTCTTCGTAGGGGTTGAGATCACCCTTCCCCGAGCGAAGTTCTCTATGATGGGTTCGCATCATCTTATATTGCTCGGCTTTCCACCCGTACCCAAAAAGCTCGATGTCTCGCTGAGTAACCTTGATATCCTGCATGTCGTTGTTGACCGCAATTTCATCAGCGCTTGTAACCCCTGAGACTACAACTTGCTTATCCAAAATGGAATCATTGTAGGTCTTGCCCACGGCAAGCTGCATGTTAAGTTTCCCGATGTATGCGGGGAATCTCGCCGCCGTGGTGCTGCGGACAGATTCTACAAGAACGTCAGAGTAGTAAAGGTCGAACATCTGGCAAAGTCTATCTATCGCGCGATTGCTGTCACCATTGAAAAAATCGACGAGTTGCCCATAGATTTTATCAATGCAGTTTTTGCAAATAGAAATATAGCCGTCATTTCCGGCGAAATATGGGGATTTGCTTCGATAAAAAATTTGATACTGTTTATCGTAGACTCGCCCGCAGGCTGTACATTTATAGCCCGTAGGCAGTTCAAGTTCCTGCACTTTTTTTAGGGCTTTTTTAGCTCTGCTTGCGGTTGATTTTGATATTGCCATTTGCTACCCCCTTAAAGATCCTTTACGGTGGCGGCAGCAGGAATTACAATGCCATCTTCACTAAAAAACTTGTCCAGATTTTCATCGGCTTCACTATCGTCATATATGGTCAGCATGTCGGCGTTCTTCCAGCCGAACAAAGAGACGATGACAGAGTCGGGCAAACCTGTACGCTTTAGCTCGGTTGCGAACATGTGCCGCATAGAATGCCAGTAAAATGGCATGCCAAGGACTTTGCTAAAGGAATCGCACCATGTGTCTAGTGTGGATGTCTGCATCTGCTGCCACTCTCCGCCGGTAATGTTCACAAACAGCCACTCACCGTCGATGCCTTTCTCTGCACGGTCGGCCATCCACAAGTCAAAATACGGTTTAAACTTCTTAGACAAAACATACTTGTTAAGCTGTTTTCCTTGCTTACCGCGGCCTTTAGTGCGAATTTTTTCAGGTGTTTTGTAAAGTGACCCAAACACGATGTTCTTGTCGTCAAAATACGCGACCTTAAATCGCAAGAGTTCACTCTTACGGGCACCAGAATACGCTGCAAGTGCTACGGCACAAGCCTTTTGATATTGCTTGTTTTCCACCAAAAATGAAAGAAGCCCTTGAATCTGGGCTTCCGTAAAGACGCTTTTTTGTCTTACGGGCTCGTTCACAGGGCTTTCAATCTTATTTATAATGTTTTTGAAGCCTGGGTATTCATCGTCAAGAATGTTTTCGATGTAGTTTGAAAGAGAAGACAGTGATGCCTTGAGTCTGCGAACACGAGCTGGAGAGTTTTCGTTTTCTGTCAGCAAATAACTTTGATATGAAATAATATCTCGTTTGCTTACATCGACGAAGAACTTGTTTCCCGCATTCTGCAAGTTCCAAACAAAGAAAATTTCGAGGTCATTCTTGTAAGATTCAATGGTCGTGTCGGCTCTTTGAATAGATTTTAGATACATTAAAAAATCTTTGACGAGCCGTTGGTTTTGAGGGTTAATTTGTGCCAGTAGCTCTGGCGACGTAATTGAGTTGATTTTAGTAGCGCGACCCACTGGCCACCACCCCTAGTTAGTTAATCTTCGTTCGAGCGATCGAACTTCTTGCCGCCCTCGTAGAGCTGCTTAGAGACATGGACGCGGGGAATGTCCCGCTTTGGTACGATTACAGGATCTTCCTGACGAGGCACAACGATTTCGCGCTGCTGGAAGGTCTTGTAGTCCAGAGTAAAATAACCGCTAAATCTCAGAACTTCTTTCTGAGCAACCGCGATTGCAAAAGTATCCAAAAAGTCGCGAACGATTTCCGCAGATTCGTAAATCGGGCGACCAGTGTGCTGTGCCATGAGGCGAGAAAATTCGTTGATATTCATGTAAAAATCTCCTTTAATTACTTTTGCTCAATGGAGCGCTTTTGTAAGGGTAAAACAAATCGTTATACCTTTGACACAATTAGTTGTTAGCCCATTCTAACATCTTCTTATGCACCCATACCTGACCTTTAGGTGTCACATACGGGGGTTTTGGTGATGTACTTCTTGCCGTTCTTTTTGAAGACAGATTCGACAATGTTGAAGTAGCCACGGTCAATATATTGCTGATACGGCACGTTTTCCCAGTTGAGAACATTGTTATCTCGAAGTTTAGCGAACAAACGCTTTTCGCCCGTATTGATGTTTTCTGAGCACAGCACCTTAGCTACGTCTCGAATGAGGAGGTCACCCTGCGATGCCTGGACATCAGTAGCAAATGAGACGAGCGGTTTCTGTACTTCGATGGTTTCCGCCATTGTGCGGTTTTCATGAAGAAGTTGCGTCAGAATTACTTTGGTATTTGAGTCAACGGATGAAAAGTACGTATTGACAAAGAGCTCGTCGTTATTGACATACCCGCCAGTTTTGCGGATTGTAGGCAGAACTTCGTCGAACACCCAGCTTTCGAACTTTTCCGAGGAAGGAAGATGACTGTTCGAGCATAAGCGATAGATATCCCCTTCTGGAATGAATGACATTGCAGCCATATTTCCTTGCATTGTAGCTATACGGCGTTTTACCGTAGACCTACAATGCGTTTTGATTGCATCATTTGGCCTTGCATACCCCAATGGCTTCGCGATGTCACTTGCACAAAAAAGAGGTTTGCCATTTTCTATGATGACACGAATATCTCCGAACATTTCGTGGTGAAAGATCTGAATCTTATTTTCCATTTTTGATTATCCTTTCTTTTTTACGGAGTAATGGGCTACGCTGAAACGGCGTAGCCCTATTTTTGTAAGGAACGTATGAATTCCGATGAGGGGGTAAAACGCCCACTCATCTTACCTGCAATATTGAGGTCTACAATTGAACCAACTTTGTCTTATCTGGCAAAATGTTACCATCTTTATCTTGACAAACAAAGATGAAACCCTTTTGCTGAGGGTATGTGAGCTTTCCATCCGTATAGTTAAGCTCCTCAACGCGGCAACAACAGCCTTGTTCGTACATGTTAATGCCACCCTGTGTATAAGAGCCTAGTTTATGAGTATGTGCCAAAACCATTGTGTCAAAATCACGGTCAGTTCTCAAAAAATAATTGACTGCCTTTTCCGTGGTTTTGAGCATTGCTCCGGAATACGTCATTGGATGAGCGAAGATGGTCTTGCCAATCTTACAGTACCATTCACCCGTATACTCAATCGGAATATCCGCGAATACTTCCTGTAATGGTGTATACCAAACCTCCGTCTGAGCCTGACGATCCTTGTTCTTGAACCCATCTTTGACAATGAGGTCAATAGGAGAATCGGGCATCAGTCCAAGCAAATCATCGTTCAGGCGGTCGGTCATGTATTTCAATAGCCGATCTTCGTGATTTCCGCGAGTTATGATAACCTTCTTCGGGGCTAAGAACGTGATGAGGTCAATTAGATATTTACGGGTCAGAACCATCTCATCAACAAAGTTCACCCTGTACTTCTTCGGGAAAGCAGAGCATGATTGGCAGTCCTCGATGTCCCCGTTAAGCACAAGTACATCGGTAATGCCAACATAATCACTAAATGTATCGATTGGTAGCTGATACGGGACATGGAAATCGCTCAAAGCAAGGATTTTAGTTGAAACCCCAGCCTCGAGCTTTGAAAGTTCATATTGGCGACCACGATTAAAGGCGCGATATTCTTTACGATACGCACATTCCCCGTAATCGTTGCCGTTCTGTTTATTGAGTAGCTCGGCAATCTGGGCGCATGTCAGCCCATATTCCTGCTGATATTCAAATAGTCTTACAAAATAGTCAATGTATTCTTCGTCGGCATGGCGTTCATACATTAACGCCACCGCCTTTTACGCCGAGAATTGTATTCATCCACAATTTCTTTTGCTCTGTTGTTATCCGGCAAAAGCTTCATGATGTTAATATCCTCGGAAACAAAATGATGTTTGTTCCTGCTTTTCTTATCTCTGCCCGTGGTGGCAATAAAAATTGTCGGGTCATTCTCGCGCAGAAATTCTGCTTCTGCCTTCGTTACTGGAATTATTGTAATCATCCTTTCGAACATTCTTTGGTAAATGGGGTGGAAACTTACCACCCCATACCCTACCTTATATGACACGTTGACAAATAACAAAAAATCCCAGAATTTAGGCATTTTTAAAGACGCATATCGGACTTGAAGTGGTCATTTTTGCGAATTATTGGGCGATTTGAACTTCTTTCCGAAGAATTCAAGATCGCCATTTTCATCTCTTTCTACCAATCCGACGTCCTCACGAGAAGAGCGAACCACATCGTAAAATACCTCGTTAGGGACTCCGAACAATACCTGTGTCATAAATCCAGAGATGTCTTTGCAATCCGCGGATTCTGACATGGACAGCAGAAGCATAGCTGTGTTGGGGTTAATAAGAAGACCATTGACATATTGGATGCACTCGTTCTTAATATCGGAGGTGACAATCCATTTCTGGTCGGACTGCAGGACAGGATCACTCCACACATTCTTGATTTTTGCCCTTGCATCACGAATAATGCGGACAATCCGGTGCGCCTGCTTGTACACGGCATCTGTATAAGAGATGTTGTTCACAAACATTTCCGGAAGCTTGATGTACGGGTCTTTATCCTTGGGCAGCTTGAAGCAATTCAGGGCATGCTCAAGATAATCCATTGCAGTATCATGTCTCTGATAGTTTATTTTTTTGTTGTTGTAGTACCCTTTGCTCTTAGCAATTGGCGCAAAGAAGTTTGGTCGAATTTTTCTTTCGTCCTTGTCTCGGCGGAGGTATTTTTCTTTCAGACGGGCAAGCTCGGCAGAGTTATCTATAGGCAGAATCTTTTTAGCCTTGTCAATCTCGCACCCGCTCATTACATCGAGCTGAGCAATATCTTTGTAAATCTCGCGAATTTCGGGAGAGTCTTTGTTCAGTCCGTTGTTCATTTTATCCCATAGCAACGTATTAAGCTCCTGAGATAGGTTGATGATGGGGCCAATTTCGTTCTCGCTCGTGCGAATATCTAGGTCGGCCTTTTCCTTATTCGTATAGTACATGTTTGCTTTCTGGGCTTTAATAAGACTTGTCGGCACTTCAAAATCCGCAAAGTTTCTTTCCGCGGCACGGAGGAGGATTGGATTGTTTGTAATAAGCACTGTGTCAGAGTCAAACCTTTATACCGCAGCTTTCGCTGTATTTGTACGGAGTAGACTATCTCATCGTCGGTTCTCGACGCTCGGCGCTTCGCGCACGGAGTTTCACCGCAACGCTACAATTAGTCGTTACACCTTCCGCCTAGCGGCGGCTTGGCACGGTGTTTCCATATATTCGCTACCTATAAATTTTCTTAATCGACAAAAATATAATTATAACCTATCCGAAGTTACTGACCATATAGTAACCTTCGTAGTTTTCAATGTCTTTCCAAATTTCTTCCATCTTACCCCCATATTTTTGGTAGCGAAATACTTAGGGGTTCACCGTTAGCAGCTTACGCCACACCTTGCATGTGCAAGTTCACCGAGTTTTCATTGCGCATTCCTACGCAACGCGACCTTTAGGGCAATCGCACCCACTCAGACGTTGCAAAACGTTTTCCTCTATGCTGTTAATGTAGATGATCTGGTCGGTAACAACAAAGTATTTTGCGATTTCTTCATTATATGTGTTATGGGTGAGCCACACGTTTGCAACTGTGATATGCGGGCTACGAGAACCCAAAATAGTTTCTCCTGCCCCGAAACGTGTTGAAAAAACATTCCCTTTTCCAAGCCGCGAAACTCCGTCAAACCGCCCGATAGCCGCGTACAGCATCTCCATTGGATTCCCGCACAAAGTGCTGTAGTTGCCATCTACGAGAATTTTCCCTTTTCGTAAATCGGAGATGTAGGACTGGGTAATCGAATTCCGGAACTCCGCGTACTGCTTTGTCTTTGTGAACTTCTCATTTACGCCCATAAGCCGATACACAATTTCGTTTTTGCTGAGCAAAGGCTCATTTTTCATAGTTTCTTCTTTCGCAAACTTGATGTGGTATCGCAATACGGAGGGGTTTGTACGCAGAGCATAAACGTAATCCAGAGACGGCTTAAGCAACTCATCAACCTCCGCGGGGGTTAACTGCAGTGTGTTAATGAGCTGGTAATGTGTCTGCACCATTTCCCCGTCCATGTAGTGCGTCGGCTTTTCATGCTTGACAATGCCGAAAGTAGAGCCAACATTCTCAAGCCATTGCTCAAATGAGCCGAACTTGAGATACTTAATGCTCGACGGGGTGGTGATTATCTTAATGTCGTCTAATTTCTCAGCGTATGTTTTTCCACTTAGTTGCGAAACATCAGTTATGCCGTTATCGGCAAAAAACCGCCGAATATCGCAGTTAAAACATGCCGATTTGAAGAAACGGTTGCGCAGCAGGACGAACCCATACTTATTATAATTCCCTATAGCCCCAGTTTGGATAAGGGATTGTCCGTCCCATATACTGTTGGAAATATCGACGTCGGTATATTCAGTTGCAACAATGCCATCTTTCACACTTGTGGCAACGACATGATCCCGAAAAACGCTTTCAAAATCATCAATGAGCAGGATAGAGCGGGGGTCAAGCTCAATAGTATCGATAATAGAGCTAGATGGTAATGAAATGTATGACTCAAACCCCGCGAGATCAATTTTATCACCTTCTTTCACAGATAGCCCGCAGAGGTCATAGGTGTGCATTTTCTTGTACATTCGCTCATCGATGAACAAGCATTTCCCTACCCGAGCGCTGCCGGAGGAACGCTTAAACCGAATGTAGTGAATGCCATCGCAGATAAAACCGTTTGTGTACAGCTCGTGTCGCAAAGCGGCAACGGACATCTCGGTCGGGATATTGGCGTTAGCAACATATTTGCCCTCTAGCAAGCGAAATGACTTGCCGATGGTGCTTTGCGGGAGAGGATTTTCCACGGGTTCCCCGCACTTAACCGCGATTAGTTCCCCGTCTTTCATACAAACGCAATCGTCAAATGTGACATCCCGCGCGGTGTATCCATTCTTGACATAGGTCTTGTCGTAGAGCTTGTTAAACGTCTTAACGGAATAATCAAATGTCACGTTGATGACGCGGGAGGTGTATTCTTTCCCGTTTTGGGTAAAAGAAAACTGCATGTTACGGTATACTTTTTCGTATACATCACGCAGTTTTATCATGTCAAGAGAGTAGGGGATGGTTGCGCAAAACCTCCGGAAGTTGATGTCACCTGTGCGGTATCGCAACGTGAAGCCATTGGGGTTTGGAGCAGCGGTGTGGTTGGATAGGTACAGGTCTTTCGCGTCAATTGACGGGATATAAATGCTTGTGTCCTTCGTTTGTCAAATCCTCCCTGATTTCATTATAAGATTGCGGGAATCTGAGAATCATTCCCGCGGAGTGGTGTACTTGTTACACCTATTTTTGAGTCTTACTTTTATGATAATTTTGTAATCTCTCGGACATGGCGGTGCGTTGCTCGTCCGAGATATTTCTTGTGCGAGGTTTGGGGTCGCGGATGGCGATGCCCTTAGCAGGGGCGGAGAAGGTGGCCTGTTCCAGCACGTCATCACGGACTACCTCTTTCTCGAGTGCCCAGCCCGAGGTTTGGAATTTTCGGTAGTGGGCGGGAATACATGTCCACGCATGCCAGGATTTTGTTTCCTCATTATAGGTGATTACGGTTTCACGTTCCGCGGGGGAGAGCCTCACATCACTTTTCATTACAGCCTCCGAATTTCTACGTCGATTACGTCGTACTGGCAGATTGCCCATAGCAAACGAAAGAAAAAGAGCGGGAGGGATTGGTATCCCCACCGCCTTGTGTAATAATGGTCGAATTTATCTCGGACGTATATATTATACATCATTTATTATGTTCCGTCCTTTCACTTAACCAATTTCAGCCATCTAAGACGAGATTTTTCTAGCTTACATGTTCGCCCATCCTCATCCATCATAAACTGTTGACCATTCTGGTCTGTATAGGAAGTATATGTCTTAACCCCTAAGCTATCCGTGAACTCGCGCAGCATATCTCTTCCGGTGAGTTCTTTGTTTTTTCTCACAACCGCCATCATAACTAAGACGCACATCTTGCGGATAAGGGGATTTTCGTAATCTGCAAGCAACTCGTCGGTTTTGTTTCCTAAAGGCGTGTTAAGTCCATGCGCGGATAGTGCCTGCATGGTAAAAAAATAGTCCTTACTTCCGTATTTTCCGCCATCAAATGTTTTAGCTACGGGAAATGTCAACATCAAATCGTGCGGGGTCATTTTAGATACCAGCGCTGTTACAATGTTATATAATAACAAAATATTATCTGCGTCTAGCTGATTCTCGTCAACCGAATCAAATACATGAACACCATTATACACAGCTTTGCGAAGGTCTGCGGCTGACCCTGTATCGATAAAATCCCCGTAGGAATCAATCATCTTCTGCAAATAGTTCGGCTTGTACGTTGCCTTTCTCGTGGGTTCAACTAATGTCAGATGGCTCATTGTCTTACCTCCTTATTTTCTTGCGCGAGTTCCACCACTGTGCAGCCCTTAGCCAAGAATTTATTTAAGAAATACTTCTGACCTTCCCCCGTTACTAGAGGTGTCTTTTGAATTTTGACTTCTCCGGAACGCATATATACGGGTGTTTCCTTTACCTCCATCCATCCGTGTTCAAGCGCGTACTGAGTCGGGACGTTCTTGCTAACCCCGCTCTTAATTAGGTAGTTACTTTCCCGCAAATCCTTAAAAAGCCGATTCTGACCAACATTAACTCCGTTTTGCTTCAACAATTTTGCCAAGTCTCCAACGAGAATAGAGTCGGGAGAGCCGGAGATTGCATCTGCCATGATTACTTTTGGTTGCGCTTCCTCTAGCTGGGCTTGGACTGCCTTTAGCGACACAGTGAGCTGCTCACATTTAGAATTCGACATGATGAGAGCTCGGCTGATTACCACCTCGGGGGTGTTCCACTGTTCTTCAACTTCGATGAGGTACCGGCGCACGGCACGACCTTTATCGGTACGCTGCAACATGCAGATTTCCTTTGCCATTTCTAGGCTGAGTTGGTGATCTGTTACAATCGTCCAAGGATTCTTTGGATTATTGGTCGGACTTTTTTGTCCGTCCAATGTCGAGTAGTCCTGATTTTCGACAAATCCATATTCGCACATACGGGGGAACCACTTATGGTACGGGGTTGTAATCTCCAACTGCTTGTGCAATACGCGGCCGGACATGGTGGGTTTCATAGAGTCAGTGCTAATCATCTTGAGTTCGTTCATCTTTCATTCCTCCATCACTAAACTAAAGCTCGAAAATCACAATCCCAAAAAATGCCGCGGCAAAGCCATAAGCGCATGCAACTGCAATGGATTCAGCCCATACCGCGGGGTCGGCATCGGTGCGGCAGGCGCATACACAAATTGCCGTGATGACCCCGCCAAGGCAGAGGACAGCAAAGCTGACCCATAGCAAAAGGCGCATCATCTCAGCCCCTCCCGAATTTGCGCATTCTTCCACACCATCAGGTCGCAGAATGAGTCAAAAAGAGGCACCTTCTTCCGCAGACCGAAGTCCCGAAGTAGGTGCCGGACAAAAGTGTAATCATATGTGGTTGGTGGGTCTTGTCGTCGTTGTTCCGCCTGCCGATTGACACTCCCCATGCCTAAAGGCAGGGGATTCTTGGTTCTTCGAGCTTGCGCCCCGCGTCTTATAGCTCTCCCCAAGCATGAATTCCCGTGTGTCCCACGGTACTAGGATTTTAGGCTGCGA